CATCCCGGATAAGCCCGTCTCCTACGGATACCAAATCACGGAACCCGCGCTTGAACGCCGCTGTCCGGTTGAATGACTCTTCCGTTTCCATGGCTTCTTTCAGGCTCTTTTCCGTTGCGATCAGGATTTTATCGGCAACCGCAATCCGTTCATCCTGCATATGGTAGATATCCCGGTGCATTGCGTCGATGGCCTGCAATTCTTCTCTGAACTCTTTGATAGCACGCCACATCCTTTTGAAGCCGTCCTCGATGTAGATATGCTCATTTTGTACGCTGATGGCCTTTTTAACGGCAGTATCCAGTGCCGATATATATTCGTTCTGCACACTGTTTACGGCCCGTCTGGAGCCGTCTATGACACTTATCTCATCGCGTAACGGTCTTTTCACGTATTTACCTATACCATCAGAAACGACCAGTCCTTCCTGCATGGGCCGCATCAGATACCGTGACAGCGCATCCATGCCCTTGAGCTTTTCACTGACGATATGGCGCATATCCCGGCGCAGTCCGTCCAGCAGGTTCAGGCTGTCATAGAGTACATGCTCTATCTTCTTCCGCTCTCCTTCAGCAATATCCACGCTGTCCCGCTTATTCAGCCCCGGGCATTTACTGAGCCAGTCAAGGAACCGGAACGAATCGCGCATCTGTACCGACATCGCTTTTTGCAGTGCATCCGTTGTGCGTATGTTCTCCGTGATATGGATGAGGAACAACACGTTATCCCAGTATATTTCCGTGATATGCATCATTTCCTTACGGACGATGGCCAGCATGTTCTTTTCCCCGTCCGTCAGCTTCACACGGTCGCTATAGAGCGGTTTCGCATGGCTGGCATATCCATCTATGGCTTTAATCGCCGTCCGGAATGAACGCCGCAGGGCCTTTGCAAGCACCGGTTTCACATGGATTGCATCCTTCCGTATGGCCGTCAGTTTCTTCGTCTGCCGGTCTGAAAGACTCAGCCGTTCAGCTGCTACCTTCCCAGGATGGCCACCATACCGACTGGCAATGGCAAACGTTTCACTCTTTTTTGCCTTGACAGATTTATACGGCCGGTCCTTCACTGCCAGCGTTTCTTTACGCCGTGCGCCTATGGCCTTTATCTGCCTGTCGGCAATGGACAGTGTTTCCCGGGCAGTACGGAACCAGTTGAACGATGCCGTAATATCATCGACGAGTATCACGACTTCACACGGATTGATGAATACCGCCTTTATGGGCCGTTCCTTCATCGCCATTTCTTCCGCCGTGACTTTCTTCGTCCGGGCCGTTTCCTTATCACTGATACGTGCCTGTTCTGCCGGATTTCGTTTCCATTGCGTTTTAAGCCACGTTTTGGATACAGCGCGTATATTTTCCCGTTTCGGTACAGAAAGTACCTTATACGTCCTTTCAGACGCCTTTAACGCCTGTTTATATACGCTGTGTACCGATGTTTTGCGGTAATCGGCAAAACGTAGCCGTTCGTTACGGATTCCCTGCTGTAGTCCGGCCTTCTTCAGGTCCCGGACCTTCACACTTTCAAGGACACGCATAACGAACAATACATTGTCCCAGTAGGTTTCCCGGAATGCGACTGTATCTTTCAGCGGTATCGTGAGCTTTCGCAGCTGTTTCTCTGCCGTGTGTACGGTTTCAAGCGGCGTCGCTCCGTATACGTAGTGATACAGTCCGTTTACCGGGGTCGTGATATCCGCTACTGGCTCCGTCAGGTTGTTTACACGGTAATAGCGCAGGAAGATATCAAGGATGAACGTCGGCGTTGCATGACGTCTGCCGTATTCCTCTGTCAGGTATATCGTTGCTGTTTCGTTCACGCCGTATGCCGTCTTGCCAAAAACATCCAACGTCCTGTCTGCCCGTGAGTCAGACAGGGTAAATGTTGTGTCTGCAAGCTTGTACAGCGTGAATGTTTTGGCAATCTCAACCATAGGCGTTACGACAAGGTGAACTGGAAGGTCGTTGTCATGGTGTCGTCGGCGGCCTTATTGATGACGTCGAATACGACGCGATCGAGGAAAGTACCACCAGACGCGGCGTTGCAGATACCGGCTTCCGTAATGGCTCCGGTAGCTTCACCGGCGGCGAACGTCGTTGTCAGTGTGAATACTTTCGTGCCGGATGTATGTGCGTAGCTGGCCGATTTACGTTTGATTTCCGTAGTAAGGCCCGTCTGTGTAGCGTCTACGGCTGTCGTACCCGTGCCGACGGCGGTATAACCCATCAGGTCAGGCCGGGTCGGATTGGCAATAGCGGCGCAGATGAAGTCAAAACCGGCGTTCAGGATGAGATTATCTTTGCGCCGTGTTTCTACATCGCCGTTCGCATGGCGGATGACGACATTCAGCGCGCCTTTGATTTTCATTTCGTCTTTATTCATATGCTCTACTCCTTCGGATTCAAATACATACGGTCGAATGAACTGCACGGGTCCATGAATACCTGCAGACGTTTCTCCGTATTGAGGTTAAATTCGCGTATAAAAAATAGCCGTTTATCAGAACTCTGGGAGAGTCCGAAAAACAGCCAGTCACGTTCGGTTGTCTGTACCTGTAGATACAATATCCTATTGTGTACGCTGTCCCGTACGTAGAACGAGTCCAGACGCTTGTCATACCCGATTACCAGTATGATATTGAAGAATATCCCGTCGGCACCTAAATGCTGTGCATCGTAGGAATTTACGGCAAATGTCATGTCCTTTACGGCCATATAATCACTGCCGTTCGGCTTCGTGCCCCATAGTTCCATGATGATGCAGTCATTCAGTACATCGTTCTTCTTGAACCAGAAGCCGATGGAGAATGTTTCAGGGATACTCACGTTATATTCCAGCTGCGTCGTATCGGTGATGAGCACGCCTTTGTTCCAACGTGCCTGGGCAAATGATGTGTTCCGTTCCGTCCGGATACTGCCGCTTGATATAGCACTGGTCCCGTCTGTCACGGCATGGATGATGTCCGTTGTCTTGCCAGTGTACCGGGCAATCTGTTTCTGCAGCTCTACCCCGTCGAGGTCGCCGAGGATGCCGCATACCAGCACATGCTGTGCTTCGTACGATTCAACAGCAAAATCCATGTCTTTTACGGCTATACTGCTGGATGTAACCGCATTTATCTTGCAGTCTATCCAGTTCCGTGCCCGTATCGTCTGTGGCAGTGTAATGCCCATCAGATACTCACCATTGAATGACGTCTTTTCCAGTCTTAGCCCGCTCATGGCCGAATCATAGTACATATTCGTCTTGATACCGCTGTAGCCAACGTCCTTCTGGTTATAGTCAAGGATGACGTTTTTGTTGATTTCCGGGTCGGCTGACAGGAGATACCATGAAGCGTTGATGGAATAATTGTCGTGATCGTCCACGGCTTTAATCATGAAATAACAGTCGCCTTCATTCGGCCGGATATAGCGGTATTTATTGACCTTTGACCGGAATATCTCTATTCCCTGTTCCCAGTCCCGTGTCTGGCCTACTTTCACGACGTATTTGATATTGTAGATATTCAGCGCGTCCCAGTAGAAATACAGGTTTGCCCCGTTCTTTTCTACCCAAAAGCCGGTTATATCCGGTACGTAGCACGACAGATACGCCCGTTCCCCTTCACCGAACTGGTCGTAATAGGCGATGTATATCTCTTTGATACTGGAACGGGGGTACAGATACACGTTATCAATCGTCTGATACTTGATGCCGTCTATGTACAGGTTCGCCCCGATGCAGTTAGACGGTATTTCCAGGAACGTTATCAGTGTCCCTTCGTTGTTCTTCGTGAACGATATGTCAGACGGTGCCGACGGCCGGCGTTTGTTGTATGTGATGGTCCGGCCGTTTGACACTTTACCGTCTTTGCTGACGGCAAACAGGTATATCTTGCCGCTTGCAGTCTGTGGCAGTATCGTGCTTGACGTAGCCGTTGTCTTTTCCAGTAGCCCATACCCGGCCCCGATATTGGCGTCTGTCCGTAATTCGTAATAGGCAAGACTGGTGTCGTCTACCGCGTCCCAGTTCAGCACGCCGCCCAGCCGGTCGAACGTCAAGGTGAAGTTCTTCGGCATAGGGAAGTCGCCTTTTGTGCTGGCGTCTACATCGTCTGCCGTGAAGCCGTTCGCTACATTGACCTGTTCATTGACGGATTTCAAGTATTTCCGCATCAGTGACAGGAAGTATCTGCCGTCGCCCTGTATGGTGTTCGGCAGTTCCGGCATTGTCAGTATCTTTTTGTTCAGGTCTGCCATAGCATCAACTCATTCCTGCACTGATGGCCTGCTGTAAGGCGTTCACGATATTCGTATCGGCTGAGATATCGTATTCGTTCTCATTGAGTGCCAGCAATACCGCTGATTTAACGATGACGTCGTTGATTGCGTCGTGTTCGAACGGCATATCAATCGAGGCATTGTCCAGTAAATCAGGGGTGGCAAAATACCGGAATTTGACCGATGTATACGCCGGGTCCGTGATATGGGCCTTCCCTGCTGTCATAGACAGCGGATAGGTACCGCATGCATTCAGGTAGTTGTGCGGAATGGAATCGCCGTCCCGGATGGTCGTTTCCTGCACCAGCACCGGCCATTTTGCCCCGATGAGAAGCCCGGCAACCTGTTGTGTTGCCGTATTGAGGAACTGGATGCACCGTTCACGGCTGTATTCACTGCTGATATCATGCGTTTCCTGCTGTATACGTGTAATGGCTGTGTCTACTTTCATCCCGTCACCCCCTAGCAGTAAAACGGCATCCGTTTTTCCATATTGGTGTATTTCCGTAGCGGTACGACGTTGGCCAGCGCATCATCAACGGCACTGCTCATGACATCCGTATCAGGATTATTCTGCAGTACGGTGCAGGTCAGTTTTGCCAGTGCGTCTTTGAATACAAATGGCAGTTCGATACTGTCCGTAAGTGCCGATACGCTCATAAAACCGGCATTATACAGCATATCCACGTCTTTCACGCCGGCATACAGGCGGTTCTGGAGTATCTTATACTCGTCCCAGCGCGGAGGACGGATAGCGTCGCATGGATGCAGGTCCCGGCCATGGCCATCTACGATACGTACGATCGTAAGGAAATCTTCCGGGAGTTCTACGCCCGTCATCATCATGTCGATGTGTTCTTTCGGCGTCGGTGTCGTCGTTTCGTCTCCTGGGTCCGGTGTGAGACTTGCGTTGTATTCGTCTATTTCCCGGTTCATGTCGTCCTGCCGGTAGTGCTGTACCTTTTCGAGGAAGTCGCTGTTCATGTAGTACTGGTTGACGTATCTCAGTACTTCGTTGATAGCCTGCAGGATATCATAATCACTGTACTGGACTTCGTTGTTGTCTTTGAGTTTATAGCGGATGAGGTTCTTTAATTCCTGTACCGTAATCATCCCAGCAACACCGCCCCGGTACCGCGCCACATTGTGCGCTTATGATTGACTTTGAAGGCCGTATGCGTACGGAAAAAGGCTTTCATGTCCTTCATGTACGTACGCATATCTCCTTCCTGCTGTGCCCGTCGTGCGGCAATCAGCCACGGGTCAAACGTCCAGAATTCAGGTGGGATGTATCCCATGAGCTGCATCCGTTCGTTCTTGTCACCGAACCAGCCGCCGTCTGTGCTTTCGTTAGCGCGCCGGGCCGCATCAATCGCCGCCGAACAATCTACGGTGTTACGCAATACGATATTGTCGCCGTCTTTAAACAATCTCTGCTTCGTGATCATATTGTCACCACCTTACTAAATAAGGGATACGAGCATCCCCGTATCCCCTTATGTAATTGCTTATCGCTGGATATCGACGATAGAGCAGGACGCTTTCGGCTGTGTGCCCTGCAGGCCGACTCTCGTTTCGATAACGAATTTTTCATATGTGCCGTCTTTACCGAGGTTCGTGACTTCGTGCGGACGGGACAGATACCGCATATCCCAGTACTGCATGTCGAGGATATCGACACGTTCGTCCGGATAGAGGCGGTGAATATTAGCGTTTACTACGCCAAACGCGCCCTGATAGGTCGTTGCCACCATTGCGGCTTTCTTTTCACCGGATTTACGGTACGTGGTGGTCTGGGCCAGTACGAGGTCAGAGAATTTACGGAATTTGCTGGAAGACATGAATGCTTCCGTCGGATTGCCGCCACGTTTGAACGCCATTTCCATCGCATTGTTGATATCATCCAGTGTGAAGTCAGAAGAGCCGCCGAGGGAAATGATGTTGTTCGCAACGAGCTGTACAGACGTGCCTGCAGCTGTCGGTTTTACCTGTTTGTCGGTAATGTTTTCGACTGCGCCTTTCTGCGTATCGAACAGCGTCAGTTTTTTCGGGTCCGATGCATCGACACGTACATAGTAGTACAGGCCCTTTTTAAGGCCGGTCGGCATGGTCTTAGCGACAAAATACACGATATCGCCGGTATCCAGTTTCGGGTCTGTAGAGGCGGTAACCGTGCCGTCTGTAGACGATACCGTAACGTCAATGGTATTCATAGACATGAAATACGGAATGCCGCCGGACAGCGGTGCGACGGTTTTCGTGCCGTCTACTTTCTTTTCACCGTTGACAAGCATGTATTCAATGTCCTGTGCCTGGTATTTATACGCATCGAATTTAGCGTCATCAAGGTCGGTACCGTGTTCGTTGTTGTATGCCTTAACGACTTCATTCTGTACGTCCGATACGAGTCCGGAATTCTGGAAGAACTGCACGTTATTGGACAGGCCTTCGATAGAACCGACCGGTTCGAATTCGTACTTTTCATATTCGAGATGAGCGTTCGTCTGAGGCGGTCTGAGGCCTTTCGTCATCCATGAAAAGGTTGTTTCCGTTGCCGGTTTCGTGTTGCCGAATTTAGAGTAAAACAGCGTCACTTCCGGGGTAATATTAGTCAGAATCGGGCTGAGGTCTTCTGCATGCCCGATGGCGTCGTACGTAAACGACTGGTTAGCGGATTTGTTTAAATTTCTGGTTACATCTGCCATCTATTCATCTCTCCTTTATCTGCCGTGCCAGTATCTTGACAGTGCGGCACGGCGTTCGCGTTCTGTCATGTCTCTTAATTTGCTAAAATCAAACGGTTTTGGCGGTTCCGTTGCCCCCGTTCCCGGCCCTTCGACTTTCGGAACAGGTACTTTCTTCGGCTGTTTCGTCAGATCGTTGGCTTTCGCGTAGTAGGCGGCCCGGGTAACGTTGTAATAGCTTTCCAGCACCTTGCACTGCTGTTCGTTGATTTTACCCGCATTGAGCGCCTGGATAGCATCCGATACCGCGGCGGCATCTTTGAACGGCATATTTTGGTAATGAGTGGTCATCATTTGATTGATTTCTTGGAAATGCTTTTCCGTTTTCGACTTGTCCGCAACGAACTCTGCAATGCTCTGGTAAATGGCGCTCTGCTGGTTCTTGGCCTGTTGGGCCTGCTGTTGCTGGCTCTGGATGGCTCCAATGAGTTGTTGCTGATAGTATTGTTTCGCCGTGTTGTACATCTCTACACGCTGTTTCAGCTGTGCGTCATCGGAGTAATCCGCCGTTTCAAGGTCCTGCTGGCTTACACCAGTTACCTGCCGGGCTTGATTTTCGGCCGCTGTTTCGATGTCCGTAAACATCTTTTTCAGCTGTTCTTGCTGGGCCTTTTGGGCCTGCTGTTGCAACTGTGCCTGCTGGGCTTGTAACTGCTGTGCCCTCTGGGCCTGTTGCTGTCTGAACTGCTGGTACTGCAATTGGTATTGGACTGGTATTCTCGATTCATCAACAGTGTTGCTATTAATTGCCGCGTTCAGTTCGTCCAGCGTATAAGGCCCGGTCTGTATCAGCGGTTTTTCTTCCGGCTTTTCTTCTGTCGCTGGTTCTTCCGGCTTGGTTTCCGGTTTGTCTTCCTTCGGTTCGGTTGGTTCCTGTACCGGTTCCGTTGGTGCCGGTGTCGGCTCCTGCGGTGTCTGTGTTTCCGGCTTCTGTGGTTCTGCCGGGGCTTCGCTTACAATCCGTTTCCGGCCCGTCTGGGGGTCTGTAACGAGATATCGGGCTGTTGTGTCCTGTGCCGGTTCTGTGGCCGGTTCCGGTGCCGTCGTGGTTTCCTGGGAGGTGCCCGCGACGTTTTCGTTGGTCGTTGTTGTGGCTGCATCATTGGCTCCCTCTCCAAACAACTGCATATCAAATGTAAACACGTCTTATTCTCCTTCCTGTAACTTGTGCCGACGGCTCTTAGCCGTAGCGATGATTTGATTAATGTGGGCATATACACGTAGAGCGGCTTGATAGTCCCGTTGGATATCGTCGCTATCTTCCCGGGTATTAAGCCGCTCTAATGCTGTGCGTTCTTCGTCTTTTAAAAATTCGTCCATGAACTCTTTCAGATCGTCCGCTCTCTGCCCTCTTTCGAGCGTTTTGGCCAGCCGTATTTCCCTGTCTTTGTCATTGAGTGTCCTATAATCCATTCGGTGTCACTCCCTGTTGTGTCGGCTGTATAGGTGGCTGATTCTGCTGGTTCTGGTTCATGTAGTGCTGTACGACGTCTTGTATAGTCGTTGTCCCGGCTGTAGCGTTATTGATAATCTGCATCTGCGTAGCAAGTGGGAGATTATCAAAGTTAAGCCGCAAACTCGGTATCTTGGCGACCTGCGTCTTTCCTGCATAATCGGCCTGTTTCAGTGTCAACTGTTTCTGCAGGTCCGCCTGGTCTTTCATAGCAGCTATCTGGAGTTCCTGCTGTGCCGCCTGTTGCTGTTGCTGTTGTGCTTCTGGCGAATCCGGGTCCAGCAAAATGCCCTGCGTATTCTTGAGTCCCATTTCTTCCAGCAGTGCCGTACCGGCGGCGTAATAGCTCTTGGGAGTCGCTACGCCGGCTTGTGATAATACCGGGTATACCTGACTGAGCAGTAACATATAGCTCTGTATCCGGGCTTCTTTCGTCCCGGCACCGTTGCCGACGTTGATGACAAGATCGTAATCAATATCGAGGTCGTCGCTTGATATCGAGACTTCTTTGTCTTTAAAGCGGAACGTCTGCACGCTTTCCCCATATTTCTTATTGAGCAGAATAATGAAACGAATCATGGGAACAATCCAGTTTTCAGCAAACAACCGGGCAATCAGCCGTATCCGCTTATCTGCCTGTCCCAGAATGGCCGTAATACCGGTCGCTGTGCTGTTGAGACTGTTAGCGTCTAAGCCTTGGTTGTACTTCGTACTGCCTGTACGGTTTTCCAGCTCTGTTTCTGCGTAATTGACCAAATCCATCGTCAATGGCGACAAATTTGCCGGAGGCGGATTAGATACAGCCCGGGTCGGGTCGCCCTTAATCGGTACATATTCGTCACCGTTTAACAGGGCGTCTATATCGCCAATGGCCGTCACGTCTATAAATTTTTGCTGGTCGTTGTTTTTTGCGACGTTAATGACGATTTGACGGATTAGTGCGGTCTTCAGGTCCTGCAGGCCTTCCACCTGTTCCGCAAGAGCGCTATCGGCAAAAATACGCCGTTTTTCCCGAACGCCATCCGCTGCAAAAAAGGGAGCTATGTCAAATTCGTTGGTCTGTACTGACAACAATACATCACCGACACAATGTACTATCAAATGCTCATATATGCCGTCGTTGTTATAGTCAACGTCTATATAGCATTCATACAGTTCAACGTCTTTAGACGCCGCATCATTATCCGTCGGACGCATCCCGCCTTCATCCAGTTGTGGATTGATGTACTTATCTGCATCGGTAAAGTGCGTATCACCGGCGGCTTTCAATGCTTCGTCTACGTTCTGATACGTGCCGTCCTGCTCTTTACGCTTTAAGTAGTCGCCTTTTACGATCTTGCGATGTGCGACAAATTTACACTGCTGGAGTGAGCAAGCTTCCGGCGTAAACCGTAGTTCCGTGGGAGGTACGTACTGCACTACTGGGTAGTTTGCTGTGACTTTTACCCGGTCGAACTGGATTTCATACAAATCCGGCGCATCTTTGAGCGGCTTTACGCTCTGTACTTCTATTTCGCCGGTCATTGTGGCCTGCGTGAGCATCTCTGCACTCTGCAGGTCGTTGATGTCCAGCATCATCTTGTACCGGGTACGGTCTTCTTCGCGCTTCCACCATACCTTTGAGACACCTAAATTCGTTCCCAGGGCTTCATCTACTACGTCGGTTACCATGGATGTGTAGTTATTCTTCCGCATCAGCTGGTACTCAATGAGCTGTTGTATCTTCGTCGCCGTATCGTCATTCTGGATGGTACTGCCAGCGATCGTGACAGGCGATTCATTGCCGGTAAAGACTTCTACAAGCGACGGTTTTATCCATTCTATGATATTGTTGAAGTCCATGCTGACGAATTTGCTCTTTTTAGACAAGTTCTCAAACTTGTGCTTGTATAGCTTCTGGTCACCTTTACGGAGCTGTTCACGGTGGATGAGCTTCGGCTCTACTTCGCCCTCGTAGTATTTCTTAGCAATTTCCCGTCCTTCTTTGACGCTCTCTTTAATCTTTTCGATTTCTTCCGGCTTGAGTGTGTCGAGTGATACCGTCTTTTCCTGCGGCTCTGCCTGCTGTGTGAGCCAGTCTGTCAAACTCATCTGTGGCGGTGCGTCCCGGCCGAAAAGCCCGCCTACTTCCTGCGCGGCCGACAGGCTGTTATTAATATCGTCCATTCCATCAACTCCTTAATTTAGGCAAGAAAAAAGCGCCCATGGCGCTGAATGGTGGCAGTGTACGGAGTGGTCCCCGGTTACTGCCATGATAGTGGGACAACATTCCAGCTGTCCCGGTTACATATATCCTGCCCGATGCATCTTTCCCCTTGTGAGCGCCTTCCACTTGTCTGCCATACTGGTGTTGTCCCGGTAGAGTTTGGCACATAGATACGCTAAACAGTCCATCAAGTGGCTGTATTCGTTCTTTTCCGGCTCATCCAGTGTACGCCCGGCTACGACTTTACGATGATAGCCGCCCGTAAACGCTTCGATGAGCATCTGACACCGCGGGTCCAGCTGTAACAGTGGTTTCCCGTCGGGTGTAAGTGTCGTGAGATAGTACCGTACCGCTTCACTGCGGCCTGTCTGCGTGAGTTCGCCCGGTTCTACCGTGATGCCATACCTGTCACGGAGGATTTCGTTTGCTGTCTTTTCGTCGCTCTGTGCGCGCTGGTTGCCGGCAGGGTCACCGACTGCGCTGTAACTGTACCCGCTGTAAAACGTCTGTAATTCTGACTGTACCGCCCGGCCATGCGCCAGCATACCGCAATCCCAGGATTGCAATTCTGACAAGATAAGCAGTTGCCCTTTGGCCGTCGTCTGCGCGATGATCGTTGCAGGGGTAAGGCCGTAGTCAAACGACAAGATGAGTGGACGCCCCTCTATCGGGTGTAGCTCTTCCAGTGCTACGTGGCGTTGATAGTCAAATTCCGGGTAGTATTTCGGCTCAGCGCTGACAGTCCAGTTGATTTCATATTCACGTTCCCAGCCTTCGGTTGTCGTGCCCTTTTTTTCATGCTCTTTCCACTCTTCACTGCGTTTATTCGGGTCGGCGGTGTAGTGTATCCGTGCAATGTACACGCCGTTGCGCCGGTATTCATGCACTCCTTCCAGCACGTCATGCGGTTCCTGCTCTTCTTCCGGTTCCCCTTCATTTAGCTGGCCGGTAACAAGCTGGCAGAAGAATCCCGGATTTGCCGATGAATCAATGAAGATGCGGCCACCGCCTTCAATTGTCGGACGGAGTGAGTTCCAAGTCGCTTGTGCAAAGTCCCAGAACGCCATTTCTGTACAGTATACGACAGATGCCGTGTACTGCCGTAGCTGGTCTGCCCCTTCGGCCACGGCTCTCAGTTCGACACCGTTGCTAAACTTGATGTAGTCATAGCCCATCTTTGAGCGTGTCTTTCTCTCGACTGCCGGCCACTCGTGCGTTTTGGGAAGATGTTCATACAGAAACATAAACCGACTGTCTCCCAACAGATACGCGCTATCGTCGTATTTCTTCGACTGTACGAATATCGACAGGTTTTTCCCGAACATGGCGTAATGCAGAAGATTAGCCAGGCAACGCCATGTCATCATCATTCGCCGGCTCTTCGGGAATGCCGCTACCTGCTCGCCGTGTATGATTTTATCTACCCGGGCAAGATAATCGAGTTTCGGGAAATGCTCAACAGCCCCGCTCTTCGCTTCGTTGACCGTGTAACAGCAGTCGTTTATAAATGCCGTCGGGTCTTTCTTCCACAGTTTCCACTCCATCAACTGCATCAGCTCGATTTTCTCTTTTAGGACCGTTTTGATAGTTTTATTCACTGTTTTTGTCGCTTTCATACTATCAACCCCGTATCAAGCCAGCCAAATACGCATAATTATTACTTATCAAGGCCCTTTAGCTTGCTTTCAAGCTCTTTGATGCGCTTATCTACATCTGATTCTGTCAGCGTTTCGACTTTGACTGCGCCGCCGTCCGCCCCGGTGATTGCGTTTTCCACGCGATCGCGCCATTCAGCACGCTTTCGGTTCTTCAGCCAAAAGATTTGAGCTGTCGTGTTGGGCTGTACTTCTTTGTGTACGACCTTCGTAACGACTAGTTCATCGTCCTGGCGTTCCTCTGTGACTTCATCGTACATATACCCCAGGGCAGATTTAAGAAGAGCGTTCTCTACCTGCCTGTCAACGACTTCTTTCCCTTCCTTTAAGGCCTCAAAAATCTCTAAGTGGTCGCGTTTCCAGTTATACAGTGAAGCTACGGAAATACCCATGTTGGTCGCTATCTGCTCATCAGTCAGCCCGTCACGTGCCCATCCCTGCAGTCGTAGCAGTCCTTCTTTTGTCAACCATTCCTGATATTTGCCCTTTGCCACTGTATCACCGCCTTTTCATAATATACTTAAAAAAATAAGGCCCTGTATGGCGATTTAAGCGCCGATAACAAGGACCTGCATATATTTATACCTGCTGTTTGCTAACTTTGTAATTCGTTACTTGCTCAATCAACTGAGGATTGTCTATCAATACGAACACTGTCAATTATCGCTATCAAGTGCCTACTTTACTGCTCTTTCCAGCTCCCAGGACACTTCCAACTCACCCGTACCGTGCCAAAGTCGGACAAAATAGCCCCGGTACCGGAGGAAAGACACAAGGCCTTTCACTTCCATTGCCCCATAGCCGGCAGGAAGGTGATACTTTACAGTACTTGCCCCGGCTTTAGCAGCTATATCCATCGCATGATGCACATGATCGTATAGACTTAACGCTGTCAGTTGTCTTTGATTCTGTGCTGTCGGTATCCGTCTTTCCATCGCAATCTCCCGTATACGACAAATACCCCGGACACGCGGCTATGCATGAGAGTATCCCCGGGGCAATGTCTATTAATTTTTTGGAGGCTGGGCGCTGTAACGCCCTACATTTCACACTATTATTCTATCATATACAAAGATGAGTTATTTTTAAAATAATTTTTAAAATAAGCAAAATGGCAAAAAAATAAGGCCGATACGTTATGTACCGGCCTTTATTCTTATACTTCCTTCCAGAACCTTACGGCCCCAGAAGTTTCTTCCCCGAACGGCTTTGCCGTATATACGGTACGGCTGCCGTCGAACGGGTCAGTCAGTACTTTCGTACTGGCTTTTTCAGTCCACCAAATGAATGAGCAGTTCCATCCATCTGGGAAGATGTCTTCCCGGTCGGGTGACCAGAAGAACATCTTATGTTCTTCATATAGTTTTCCTGCTTCAGCCTTTGTTATGGGTTGGAGCATGTATTCATGCCCCCCCAATTTCCCTTTGGGCCACGCCGTCAAAATGCCGGAACTTCTTCGAGCTTGTCATTATTTCCGTTGTCATAGTTGCCGCCCCCTATTCAATAATTATTTTGACATCTTCAAACGTCAACCCGTTTTCCATTACCTATATCATATACTACTAGTAGTATATTGTCAAGCATTAATGATAAAGTTTTCAACCGGAACCGGGTCATTTCCTAAGCCATCTCGGAACCACCAGTACCCGTCATCAAAGGCGACTAAGTCACTGTCAATCAGTTCGCTGGTTTCGACGGTTGTCATATCGTCGGAAAAATAGAAATGCCCGTCATCTTCATAGGTTGACACACTTGTATATGACAAGGTGTCACCTTGTTCTTTTAGCTTTTTCATTAGCTCAAGCACTGAGAACGTTCGCTCCCAGTCTGCTGGCCCGTAGGCATCGGCTATTTCGCCGAGCCTAGCCATGATGTTCGCGTCGATTTTGGCAACGCTCCAGTCTGGGTCGGCGACATTTTCCACGATGAGGCGTCCATTCTCGATTCTGAAAATGCAGTCATGAAAGGCTACGCCCGTCATGTTCCATGTGCCGTCTTTTTCGTAAGCGGCTTGGCGGAGATATTCCGCCAGCGACAGATCTGCTGCTTCCGAAAATTCTTGGAACTTTTTCTTTTCTCCTTTAGGCACCCGAATGGATACCTGGTCATAATTCTTTTCAGCATACCGGAACTTTGCCCGGGTAGCCGGCGTTCCTGTTTTCATGTTTACCCCTCCAATTCAGCCAGCCGGTTGTTGATTTCAGCTATTCTCTTTTCCAGCTGTTCTTTTTCTGCAAGCAATTTATCTTTTTCATTCGCTCCGTTTTTGACGACGTGCCATTCAATTCGATTGCCGAACCCAGTATCAAATTTTAACGCCGCTTCTGGAACATTACGGATAACAAAGACGGAGTCTTTCTCGATATAAGTGAACCAATTATTTCGTGAGCCGCTCGAATCGGGCTTACCCTTTAAGAATGATACATCCGGTTCGACAGTAGCCCCGGAATCGCGGCCCCATGCATGACAAATGTCTTTCCCGAAAAGGGTGATTCCCTGGCGGTAATCGCCAGAAATCTGTTCTAGCGCCGTTACTTGCACAGTAACGGTTTTAACCGGTCGATCGTCACGACCGTAAACCTCTACCATCAAGTCGCGAACACTGTCAATCATATCGGCCGGAACCGCCCAGGCTTTTTGACCAGCCTGCCATTTGCCGCCCATGAGTTTGATTTTTGATACGAATTCTTTATTGTACGGGGTAAAAGCAAGTATCTTATCTCCGTCTTTTTTAATTTCAAAATCAGCCATCTTTTTCTCCTTTCATGAACCTTCCTAGGGGTCTATCGCCCCTTTCTTTTGTCTATATTATATACTGCTAGTAGTATATTGTCAAGTCTAATTTTAGATCTTTCCCGCTTTTTCTTTACAAGCTACCTGTATATAGGCAGCCATGCTTAGACCGCAGTCGTCAGCCCACGACTTGATTTGCTCGCGTGTTCCTTTCGGGACGCGAATCGTGATAGATTCGTAATTTTTCGCAAGCCACTTTTTATTTGCTTTCTTTCTACTTTCTTCCATGTTATCCCCCCCTCTTACCAATCTTTTTCGTATATGCCATCATACACGAACTCACCGTTGACATAATTAACGACTTTACGCGGCTTACGTCCTTCTTTCTCAGCCGCCTTTATTTCTTGTACCTGCTGGTACAGCATTGCTTCGTGTTCTACTTTGATTCGATCCTCTTCATCCAAAGGCACCAATCCAAAATCCATTACAAGTCGTTCGTAATTTGGGCGGAAAAGGCTCATCACCCGATAATAATCACCAAACTTGCATTTAGACGAGTATTTACCTTCAGCTATATACCCGCAGTTGTACCAATTTCGGTTTCCGAATCGGTCCGTAATTTTAACCTTAATGTACGATCGGCCATCCCGGTCGAAAAACGTTATTTCTTTTTCCATCGGGAAATGGCCTTCTCCATACTTCCCAACTTGTTTTTCTAACTTTCCCAGCATTAAATCTACTTTTTTAGATACGTCTTCTTTTTTCATTTTGCCTGCCTCCCTTTTTCTTTTCTTTCTAACTGTATTGTACTACATGCAGTACAATATGTCAAGCTTTTTTGCACAAAAAAGGACCGGCAACGCAATGCTGTCGGTCTTGATAGAGAGTGGCCACCTCATGATTTGAATATTTTCTAAGCTGCCTATGCGGCAGGTAAATGGAATCATAACATAACTACTCTCTAAGCTGCCTATTCGGCAGATAACTTATTTGTATTGTATCACCATATGTGTAGATTTGCAACTATTTTTTATAAAGCATAACCCCTTTATTTTATACGTATAAATCTATTGACAATATACGTATATATGCTATAATATAATCAAGGAAGGGGAAAACAAGACCTTCCAAAATAAATCTTAAGTCGGCACCCGACAGGGAAGTCCGCAAGGAGGAAAAAATCATGAGAAAATTTAAAGGGATAAAAAAAGCTGTTTCCGAAATAAAAAATTGCCGCCAGAACTGCGGCATGTACTATGAAGTATTTTATGATTTGGGCGAAGGTGAAGTTTTCACCAAAGTACAGGTTGACTTTGGCCATACCTGGAATACGAAATACCAGAACCCAAATATCATAAAAATTGGGAATTTCGACAGCTATGTAAGCATGGCTGAATTGAAATTCTTGATTGAAAAGAGCATCTGAATACATAGGCGGTCAGAAATGGCCGCCTTTTTTAAACAGGAGGTTAAAGTTATGAAACGTACTATTTATATGTCAGAACCATTAGAACGACTTGCTGATGAAACGCGGGGTGACAGCCGCCGCACCAGCGGTTTCTCCCGGCGCTTAGGAGAGATTGTAGAACGGTATCAGATTATGATTGAACTTGATACCCCGCCTGAATTGACGGAGAATGAACTGTCAATCATGGGTGAAGTATTATCAGGTGCAGTCATCGACCGGCGCAAAATCCGCGGGTTGCATCTCGACGTACTTGATGCAGCTGTCGGATCTAAAGATGACCGGAAGCAGCTGTCAAAAAAAATTGAATCACTTACAGCTGGTCAGCGGTTGGCGCTTGTGGAAAGTTTAGGGCTATGAAGAAAGACGACATAATAATTGGGACTAAATTCGGCTATTGGACCGTCATCGAGTCACCCGATGCAAGACGACATGATTATGTACGGTGTCGGTGCATTTGCGGTAAAGAAAAATTAATCTATGTTTATAATTTAATCCAGGGGAAATCTCTCTCCTGCGGATGTAAGCGGAAAGAGGGTGACAGCCGGGAACTCGCAGAGGGTCGAAAACTAATGGCTGAAGTACACCGGGAACAGGTGGCACTTAAATACGCCGGTTTTGGGCGGGGAATTAACCGAAACAACAGCACCGGAGTGGCTGGAGTATCTCTTTTTAGAAACGGCCGATATCGGGCGTACATAAATATCGGTAGCAAGCAAATCCATTTGGGCTTCTTTGACCGGCTGGAAGACGCTAAAGCGGCACGGGAAGAAGCAGAAATAAAATACTTTGGCCCACGGCAAAAGATGGCCAATGAAATCAAAGAACAAATAAAAAAGGACGGCTCGTAATGAGTCGCCCTTTTATTTTTTTATTCTATCACTTTGATTAGTCCCAGCTGACATGCCGCCATCTTTGACAACGTCCGTGCCCTGTTGACTATGTGATAGTACGTGTTTATGTCAATGTTTAACTCTGTCATAGTCGTCTTGTAGTCTTCATTGTTGTATTTCCGGCGTATGACGCGCTTTTCTAAGTCGTCAAGCTTGTCATACACGCCACGTACTACTCTCATCCATCGTTCCGGATGACGGACAACTACCCCGTCGTACAGTATGACTTGCTTCAGCTCTGTAGCAAGCCGAATGCCTTCAATGGCCGTTGGGTCAGATACAAAAGCGTGGCCGCAACTGCCGCCGCTGTGTCCGGATCGCGTGCCCTCTCTCGCCTGTTTGATCGCGCGCTCTATCTCTTTCTGCCGGTAAAACATGAATTCGACAAGCCGCGTCGTTATGTCTGGTGGCGTTCGTTGATTCATCGTATCACTTCCGTTTCTTCCCGGTAGCACTCCTGAATTTCTGCTCTGATAGATATGACTTGTAGTCTGATATGGCTGGATTGCCTTTATACCGCATGGCGCCTTTTTACGTTTCTCTTCTTGCCGTTTGCGGTCGGCTTCCAGCTCTTCCGGGGTCATCTGATGTACCGTGCATTCCCCAGGCTTGTAGTAGTTCATACGCTGTCACTCCTATGCCTTGCCATATACATTCCGTATGAAAGTCCCATTTCACGGGCTTTCATGGCGTTTTCGTCAAGCCGTGATTTCCTTTTTGCTGTCCGCTTATTTGTTGTATGTCGGGGAATGATGACTTGCGGCAGATGCCTTGTAAGTTGTTTACGGTGTGCCCTGTCCCACATCTTATGATTAAATTTTACGCTGATGTTGTAGCACTCCGGTGAGCAGTATTTCTTGTTGTTCTTTCCGTTCCGTGGCAGCTCATTACCGCATACCGGGCAAATACCCGGCGCTGGATTGTGTATTTTGTCGTTTAACCGGTCTGTGCAGTCGTCACATATCGGTGTATTAGAGCCGGTGTCTTTACCGCATATTACACAAGTTTTTCCCATTCTACCGCCTCCAGCCGTCTGCTTCTTTTACTTTTATAGCTGCATCGGCTATTTTGTCCACTAATTTTCCTATCTGTTCTTGCGTGAAGTCCGTACCGCTCTTGATGTTTTCTGTTGTCAGTACATTGGCAATCATCATTTGAGTCATCGTTTGCTCTGATGGAATGAAGATGGTTAACGTTAAAAACACTACGGATAATACACCCAGCTGTTTCATTCTCTTTGTGATTTTTGCGATTTCAAACATTTTCTTCATCTCATCGTAGGTGAAAACAATAAGCCCTAATGAAAATACTGATGCTATGGCCCCCGCACACGCCAAAAAATGCATCGTATTCAGTACGCTTACGAGATAGAACCACCATGGGTTTATGATATAATCCATGGTTTATCGCCTCCTTCATCCTTTTAGTAAGGCCCCGGGCCAGCCATGTTCCAGGGCCTCCTGTCATCAATACACTATGTACCAATCATTGCTCAGCATGTCTGTTTGAGTCGGTGCCCAGCCAACGATAAGCTGATTTTGAGCGTTCTTCATGTCGATGTGTGGCATGATTTCCACGGAATCGTCTTTATCAAAAGAGTTTATAAGCATTTTGCGCGTATTTTCTTTTAAGTAGCGGTATGTCACGTTACTGCCTTTTGTCATATAGATGTACTGCCCCTTGCCATTCCATCCACGCCGAGAGCATCTCAGGCCTTGTCGTAAATATACCAGTGCTGCACTAAAATCAAAATCAGTTTCGCACGGCCATACAGGTTTATACGTTTTCTTGAAAATATCCGGTTTGCGCGGGTATTGCTCTCCGTTGACTCCCGTGATGATGTAATCGCCGACGCTGGCCTTCATATCGCCTTCCAGCGTATGGATAATCATTTCTTTATCTGTCTGATACGCTTCGATAACTACGGGTTTATTTACGTATTTAGCCATGTTCTATCTCTCCTTTTTCGTTCATGCTTTTACTCATAGCTGCTTTAACTGTTTCTATCATGCAATAATTGATCGTACGGATTTCGTTACCTTCTACAGTAAACTGGGCCGGGTAGGCCATAGGGCATTGGCCATCTCTGACGCAATGCTCCATGGCGTGGTCCTTAGTACACATATGTACGCGGAAGGCTTCTAGCAGGTTTAGTAGCCTGGTTTTATCGTCTTTGCTCATTTGTTGCTCCCTTTAACCGCGTCGATTTTCACGCGTTTTACCTTCTGCGATCGATACCACCAATCAGTAGGCAGATACAGCAACCGGCGTCGCTGTCACAGGCCGGGCAATATACATTGCCATACGTTCTTTCTGCATAGCATTTATTCCCCATGCCGTCTTGATAGTAATTACTGCACCATTCTTTCTGCTTCTTCCTCAGCAGTTCTACTAGTTTTGCGTTTTCTTCGTCGGTCATCCTGTACACCTCTTAGTCTTTTACACAAAAGTTTTCCCACTTCTTGTAGGCGTCAACATAAGTTTCGCCCTTGTCGCCGTTGTGTGTGACTTCGTAGTACATGCCGTCTGATACGGTCGTGCTGACTAAGCATTTCCAGTTCTGCAGCGTCTTGCTAAACCAGACGACGAAAACGTCATCCATCGTGATTTGCTTCTTATCGCTTCTGTCAGCATGAGAATTAAAGTAATCCATAACAATCTTTCTTGCTTTTTCCTGCATCTGTATGCATCCCCCTTGTGAATTTTATTAAGTGGTCTAAGATACAATGACTAATTTCTGCCAGTTTGTCGTAATCTATGTCGAATTCTTCCTTATTTCCAAAAGGGCATTCAAAATCACAAATACAATGTTCAATCTTAGGATCACCTGAGCATATGCGTATTCCGGGGTGCCATTCACGTTTCAGGTGTCTTATAAGTTTTCCCCTGTTTTTTCCCGTCATCGCTATTTGTCCTTCCTTTTGTCCGCTCGTAGCAAATTCCATTCCATCTCGACAATCTTGCAGTGTCCGGCCCCGTCTTCCATTAGGCATGATTTGCAGTCATTGTTATTTGCCGTGCAGAACTCGTCTTTCTTTGCGTCCAGAAGGGCCAAAAGCTGTTCTTCTTTATGTGCTTTCATGTCATTCCCCCCAGCTGATAATGTAGTACGGCCTTTCTTTTACTGGCATTTGATAGAGGCTGAGTGAAACAACAAAGTCGTTTGGATTTATTCCGACAACTTTATATCCCAATTCGTCCAGCTTTTTCATTTTTTCGCTAGTCATGTCTTCAGCTTCTATCTTCAGCCTGTAACTGCCTTCCCTCGCGGCGTCTCTTATCTTTTCCATGAGATACCTTATTTCAGATTCTTTTGTGTATTCTCTCATTTCTTCCGCTGTGTAATTTATTTCCGGAATGCATTCTGTACAGATTTTTTCCATGTTTTTCCTCCTTATATTGTACTAAATTTGGCATTTTTTCCCTTTTAATCCGGGCCGTATTCCGTGTCTATTTCCTGCAATATCTGGTCTGCATATTCATCGCCATTTTCAGCTCTCAACCATTGTCTACCTGTCTCCTTGCTTCTTCGTATATCCTGTCTAAAAATTTTCTCGTCTCTTGCTGACTATCAATGTGTTCTAGCACTGTGATTGCCATGCTTTTCGCTCCGACATATGCACCGTAATCAAATACGGTGAAATCGTCTTTATGTCCTGCCAATGCTGCTTTTTTCGTTCTCAGCGTTGTGATGCAATAGTCTAATAGCACGTCATGCATGGCGTTGATGAGATTAGTCTCGTCCATACGTATCACCTCTCCTTTTAACCGATTCCTGGAATCTGTTATCGTCATTACGTTTAATCCTCCATCGAATATGAACGAATAATTTCGTACGCCGTGTCAAATTCATCTGATCCGATTATTGTAAATTCACCTTTTTGATTGGCAAGTAAATACTCACCTATATGTAACGTCAGAAGTTGAAAAACATTCATACCGTACCGCCCATCGCCAGCGATTCTAATTGTGATGCTACTGCCTTCCTGATCGCATTCAGGATGACTTTTCTTGCCATTAGCGGTTACAGATATCCCATACCCGCAGTTGTCTGCCACCATATAAATAATTCTTGCAAGACTTTCCGCGCTTCCATCATATTGCACGGCAAACGTCACGTCTTCCAGTTTCTGCACTTTGTATATCATGCTTATACCTCCTTTAATCTTTCATCAATCTTTTCTTTCAGCCGTATCCAGCGTTTGTCTATGTCTATGCTCATCCGGCGACTCTTTGGGTCTTTGCTCAGCCTATCGAACATCTTTATTTCTTCGTCTATGTCCCGGCTCATAATGGCCAAATATTTCTTGTCCATCAGTAGTATCTTCCACTTTAGGTATTCGATTGTCAGGTCTACTATGCAACTCTGTCGGCCCAGTGCATACCGCAACGCCGATACCATCATTTGCTGAAAATCATCGTCTATTGGTACTCGAAACATTTGTTCTCACCTCCGTAATATTAACCATTTCGGTTCCATATCATTCGCCGTCCTCTCCTTCTCCAGTAATCAGATTGCCGGGGCATTCGTTAGGCCCCAGCCCGATACACCAATCCAAAATCGCACAAGCTTCGCAACCTTCGCGGTTGGTGCCTGCTCCCAGTCGCTGGCAGTACAGCCACAAATAATAGGTAGCGTCCAATGCGCGAAAGTCGTCAAAGTTTTCATAATTCACGTCATGGTTCAGCACCCGTGTGGCGGTTGCATCCAACAGTCCCAACGTCCGTTTCTTGCTGTACTTGAGCTGTAGCAGGTCCATCGCTAAATTACGTGTAACTTGAAGGCGTCGGATGTTTTCTTCGCCTCCACCATCTTTATTCGCCTGTTTAACGGCTTCAGCGTATTGCTTTAGCAGCTCTTTGTAGATTATTCTTGTTTCATCAGTCATCGCTCATCATCCTTTCTAAGTATTCCTTGCTTTTCATTGCGCTATCAAAGTGCAACGCCACCTGCGTTATTTCCATGAAATTTTATAGCAGTACATTAAAAATACTTTCAAAAATCGGTACGGGTATGGAGTTTCCTGCTTGTCTGTAAAGGGTTCTACGGCTACTCACTTTAGCGGCCGCTTCAAAGTCTTCATCACTGTATCCCTGTAACCGCCAACACTCTTTTTCAGTCAAGTATCTGTATTTGCCATTACCTATGGAAAGGCAACCACTCCCCGGCGCCCTGTCCGGTCGTTCCGTGATTGTGTAGCAGTAATCTTTGATAATCGGCAGGCGGCGTACAGTCCCCGTTTTCCCGATTGCTCGTAACATGCTTGGCGCTTTGACGGTATAAAAATCATCTACTTGGCCGTCCTCTAGATAGTTGGCAATGGGTTGCATAGGCTTCTGTTTGAGTGCATCAAAGTCAAAATCTTGACCGTCCAACACCGATATAGTAAATATTCGCTGTCTGGCTTGTGGTAGGCCAAAGTCTCTAGCGTCTAACATGTGAAAACTGCTTGTATATCCCAGCTTTTTCAATTCGGTCATGTACCGCTCATGGTTATGTACCATGTATTTTGACCGTACATTCTTCACGTTTTCCCAGATAATGACTTTAGGTCTCCACAATCCCATATTTTTAACGATGTTTAATGTTTCCCACATAAGCGATGATCGTGTGCCGCTACCTGGGTCCGCTCCCTTTTGATGGCCCGCAATCGAGAAGTCCTGACACGGGCTGCCATGAATAAGAATGTCCGGCTTTAAATTCCAGCCGCGAACGTCCTGCGGCTTATATGGAAGTTCACTCTTAAACATGGCATTATAGCTGCGTACTGCTTTTTCATCAATTTCCACATAATCTATTGACTTTACAGGAATGCCCATATTTCGTAATGCTACCCTTGGGCTTCCAATGCCGCCGAACAACTCCAAAATTTTTAACAATTAAACCACCTTCATTTATCTGTCTTACTTACCTGGAATTCTTCGATATCCGTTACTGTGTAGAAATCTGGTTTGTATTCAGGATGTTTGTCTTCCCATTTTCTGTATGCTTCGGTGAGCATTTCTTCCAGCTCGTATAAATCATCGCCGTCTACATCGGCAAGATATTCAAACGGCCAGCTCGTATCTGATTCTGCCGCCGCATCCGCTCCATCACTCTGTATCTGATTAATAACTGATTCTGCATCAACGGTGGGTATGTATTCGTTAATCCGTCCGATATATACCCGGTCCGACTTTTCTATTTCTGCATCTTCCATTGCCGCTTTTAGCGCATCTTCTTTTAATGGGTACTGGGATAGCCCAAATCCCGATTCATCATTTAGTGAGTATGTCCACCACGGTGTCTTTTCCCACATGCTATTCGCCTCCTAAACTAACCACTCCCGCTGAAGTATCATGGCTTTACCCTCTCTTTCCACCTTTTGAGCGTGGCACGGTCGCCGCCATATACGCCCAGCAAAAAGCAAAGATGATACGACGACGTGCCGCCGTCGTATCCCGTACCTAAAAGAATCAGTAAGGATGCGACCTCGGCAAAGGTAAAGCGCGAGTCTGGGAAGTTCCTCATGTAATTATTCATAATGCGTTCCGCCTTCTTGATGTCGAAGCCCTTGGGAAAATATGGCCGTCCGTTGGCGTCGAAATAAATGTCTCTTTCTGTCATGCTATTGCCTTCTAGACTAACTTCCTCCACTTCGCCGGACACCTTTCCTCTGACGAATATCCGGCCATTAATGGGGACTAACCACCCGGCCGGGCACCGTTCTTCTGACGGTTCACCGGCCATCAATGCGCATTTATGCGGTGTATTAAAAATGCAACTTTCGCATCCGCCGTCGGTATCAAGCATGTCATTACAATATATTTTGATGCTTTTGGCACAAGACATTAATTTTTTTTTGCTTTCTTCGGTGTAACTCACGCTCATCCTCCTCAATCCACAAATACGACATTCCCGTCGTGGTCTACATACGATACATGTAGCATTGGATCTGCGTCGCACTCAACACAATTTGTTCCCGATTCTGTCTTCGGTTTCAAATCGTATATCGGCATTTCACTCGGTATCGTTATGTTTTTCCAAATCAGCGGCTGACAGGTATCTTTGATAGCGCATGTATCACAATCGTCCGCTTCTCGACAATACTGGATAATCGTGTTTACCGCTTTTCTGGCTTCTATGTCAGTTATCTTCATCGTCATCCTCTGCCTTCTTCCTGATTTCCGTTACAATGATTTTCGTTGCTTGCATCATCCGTTCAATGGCTTCTTCGAATTGCTCGTACTTCCTTGTTATCCAGCGGATTATCATGCCGATTATCCCCATCGTAATCACGATCATGTAGTGTGTCAGGCATGTCGCTGTTACAAGTAGCGACGCTCCTAGCAGCCCTAACCAGCCAGCACATAAATATAACACCGTGCTGGGCCTCATCTTAATTGGTTTGATTTTCACTGTTCGCCTTCCTCTCTGATATCCTTAAATCGTTCAAAATCGCCGTTTGACAGCTTTTTATTTAACTTCGGGTGCAACTTATACAGCGGATACTTAACGTCTGTTATTTCGCTTATTTCGATGATTGCACGGGGATTCTCTTTATCTATCCCTGCTATCATCGAGCCGTCCGTCTCTGCGATGTAACCATCATCCTCAAGGATTCCCGCACTTTCGAGGATATCAGCCGTAGCCTGGACCAGCCCGAATAAATCGGGCCAGCCCTTGCGGTTCGGCATGTAATACGTTGCTGTCATCGTGACGGCGCAATCAATTGGTTTTTTCGGCCTTATTTGCCCTTTTAACTGCCATATAGCATTGTCGGCATATTCTCTATAAGCTTTACTCTGTATCAGCCCGTAACGCGTCTTTTGAAGCGAATTTTTCTTTGTCGTCGGTCGCCCTTGTATCACAAAACGGTACTTCACGTCTGTAATCATCTCCATTGTCATCGTATCCGTACACCACTGCTGTCTTTTTATACTCCTGCATATAGGCAATCAGAGACAACAGCTGTACCCAATCGTCATTTACTATCTGGTCCTCAAATAAATACGGGACACATACAATATTAAATTCCGTGTTTACTGACTCCAGTCCCAGATACTCTACAATCCCGATTTTTATTAATCCTGTTCTGTCCATTTTTCAGCCTCTTTTTTGATGTGTGTCAGGTCCATACGCCGCCACACTCCACTTTGCCGTTACCACTCTAAACCATACGATACGTAGCCTTTACATTGATTTGCAAACAATACTCTGCTTTTCCCTCGCGGCACTCTACGGGACCACGCTCCGCCATGGCTTTTCGTCTCAGTCCATCGCGTCTCAAATCCTTAGCAACACTATTCTTTGCTTTTCCATAACTTCACTCCACCCAACATGTCTATGCAATTCCTTTGCAGCACCACACACGGCAGAACTATGCAATTCCTTTGCTTTACAATGTACGGCTAAACACCACAGAACTAAGCCTCTGCACATAACCGCATTCGCCGAGCCATTGCATCACTCAACATTGCCAATCCATAGCTGCGCTATTCCAAGCTAGTCTATGCCATTACATTGCTGTTCCATACAAATCTATTCCATTGCTATTCCATTGCAATACATTGCTGTACTTTTCCGTCGCTACACTGGTCAATGCTATACTAGGCCATTGCTTAACGTAACTTTACTGTACCATTCAAAACTTTACTTTTCCTTTGCTACACAAGTCATGGCCAAGCCTTGCCCTTGCTATGCGGTACACCGCGTCTCTTCACACTGCTCCTCTCTTGCTTTTCTTCGCTTACCGTCGGCCTTAGCCTTTCAGCATTTTTTTGATACGGTCCAGTTCGCTTTCTGTCTCTTTGACTTCTTTGATATCCAGTACCTTATAGCGTCCTTTTCCTGAATTCCGCCACTGTCCCAGCCCGTTTCTGCTTCCATAGGCCAGCCATTCGAGTACCGCGTCAACGTATTGATCGCTTTCGATTTCGACGATAAATGTCAAGCGGCTTCCTGCCGGGACGCTTTCACTGTTTGCCAGTGCTACACGTTCGCCCTGCGCGGTCTGCGCTCTTAGTGGACGCTGGCAGTTCCCGATTTCAGTTCCTTCCGGCATTTCAATCAAGATTTTCCGCGGTTCGACAAAGATACAGCCGTCAATGACTTTCTTGTAAGCCTTGATTTTATTTGTGTGAACGGCAAACTTTTCGCCCTTGCACCGCTGTAAGAATCCGGCGGCGGCTTTGAAGAATCCTCTAATCTGGTAGTCGTAGACGAACGGCTTGCCGTCTACCTTTGGGAACACAGTCTTACTCTTTTCAACGACTGCATCCGCCCCCAGGGCTTCGACTTCTTCCTCCCGACTCATAGCATCCGGTGCCTTGCTTGCAATAAAGTCTTCGTGAATCTTCGGGTCGCTGTTTGCCGTTCCCAACATTTCTTCAATGAGTTCGATAGTTACCTGTAATTTTTTCATGTGAAATAGCCTCCTAAAATTTTCTAAAGTAAAATTGTTCCAACTCCTAAAACGTAGCCAATCAACACGGCTAGCAGTGTAAACTGTAACCCTCTCTGCATCTCTATTTGCCGCTTAACTGTCTGCCGTTTGAATGTTTCAAAATTGGTCTGTAGTTCAGCTAATTGATTTTCCGATTTGTCCACGTGTTCGTCCAACCCCATCCGGATTGCGTTGCTTTCCTCTTTGAGCTGTTTGATGTCTGCTTTCAGGTCTTCTATATCCTGCTGTTTCCTCATCTGGACGTGATACATAAGGTCATTTTTCATATTGGCATTCCGTCCTCTCCGTAGATTTTCCCGTAACGTTTCATCCAGCCATCCAGCGCGCCGAATTCCAACCGGCATTCCGTATGTAGCATCCAGAAGAATTCTGTCAGCTTGCATTTACCGTCTATCAATGCCCACATGTCGTTTTTGACATATCTTTGTAATAAGTTCAGCTTTCGTTTGTCGAATTTGTACTTTGTGCAGAGAATGAACGACGTGAGTTTGTACGTCACTTCCGCGGCTTCGAGGTAACCTTTTTTGTCTTCACTCGTCCGTATCGGCGGCCGTCCCAGGATGCGTTTGTACGTGTCGTCTTTCTCGACGATTTTGACGACCCGATGCATGTAATCACGGTACATGTTGGCGTCCATACCGTTGGCGTCGTTTGTCTTGTTGATTATTTGTCCCGTTAGTCCCGGCCATTTGCCGTTTTGGATTTTGCCGAACCAGTTCATGATGCCGTCCATTTTGGGCTTGCCATACAAAAAATGATCGTGCAGGTTTTTATAGAAAATCAGCAGTGTCACTAAGGCCCCGATATTGTCCGGCCGGTGCATCGTCCGTGCCGCCTGTGTTGCTCGTATCGCTCCCCAGTTCAGTTGATACATCTATGATTTCCCTCCTCTTGATTTCTCCTGTAGCTGCATCGCATGTATACCTAACAATCAATAGTCCGTAATCGAACTGGCACGACTGGATGTACGCCAATGCTCTGCGTAGTTTATTCGTCAGTACCCGTTTACGTCCGTATTCGTCGCTTACTTCGTAATAGGTCTTTTTACTTTTCATCGTCGCCCTCCGGTATCTGCATCGAATGATATTCCATGGTGCAGTCTTCACATAGCCGGTTCAGGTACCACAATGCTTTCTCATAGTCCTGGGTTTCTGCCCCTTTCAGGCCTGCCCGGCTGAGATACTTGATTACGTTCCCTTTCAGGAAGCCTCTGTATTCTGCCTGTGTAAGTTTCGCTTTCAGGAAGTCTATGACTTCGATTCCCCCGGCTGTGTAATGTCCGGGATGGTTCACGTTATCCATGTTTCTTCTTTTTCCTCCTCTTATACTTGGACATGTACGAGTTCGAGTTTTTAATGAAAAGTGCCTCGTCAATCTCCCGCCATGTAAAGCCGGCTTCATGCATGGCCCGGCACTCTGCGCCCCGGTTGAAGGGAAGCCCGTCCAAATCTTTCCCGTGTTGCCGTTGTCCCGTCTCGTATAGTGCGAAACTGTCTTCTATTGTTACCGGCGTCGGGTGCCATATCGCAATGGCTACGGCACACCAGTTGGCACCATTCAGGACGTTGAACGCTGTCGGGCTTCTCATTTCTTTCCTCCCGGCAGTGCCTTTATCTTATCAAGAAGCTCCTCTACTTCGTCCGGGTCCAGCCAGCCAATCACGTCGTTTGTAATCGGCGTCTTGTAATTGATTTTCCCGTTTTTCAATACTGCCAACTCATAAAATCCTTCCGGCCCTCCGTATGACTGTCTGCTTCTGATGACGCTGGCCCCGTAGCCGTTTGTAAATTGGAAAATGTATCGTTCGTTTCCCCAGTCTGACCGGCTTACTTGCGGCAGGTATTTCCCGAATTTCATGCGATCATCTCCCTGTGCTGCCAAAACCTCCGCTTCCACGCTGTGTTTCTGTCAGCGTATCCACTTCCTTGAATTCGATTTCAACGTTCTTTTCTATGAGTCCCTGCATAAACCGTTCGCCTTTCTCGATGATTTCCGGCAGGTCGCCGATATTGTCGAACAATCCTTTGACTTCTCCCCTGTAACTTGCGTCCACAATGCCTACACAATTGGATAGTCTCAATTTCCGATGCGCTCCGTAGCTCGACCGCATGAACAGTTTCATGTGATAGCCTTTCGGGATTTCGAACGCTACCCCGGTCCCGACTGCTACACCCGTTTCTCCCGGATAGATGACTACTTTTTCCGGTGCGTAAAAATCAAAACAGGCGTTTCCCTCCGTGATGAGTGGTAATTTCACGTCTTCCGTTCCGTAATTGTCTAACCATTTCTTAATCCGTACCTGCATACTTATCTCTATTCCTTTCTAATGCGCGAATTTTGCCGTTTTTAGACGTTTTGGGCTTGTGCCCATACGTTTTCATGCCGTGCGGTTTGCAAGCCCTGTCATCGGCACATACGGGCACTTCCTTGCCATCTGCCAGCACAACGTAGTGGCAGAACCATGTAAGCGGCTTTCCGCAATAATAACAGTGCTTCATGGCGTCACCGCCTTAGAATGGGATTTCTTCCTGTACCGGCTGGCCCATCTGGTTGAAGCCGTTATCCGTTCCACCGCTCATCTTCGCGATCGGATATACCATATCAACGGCCATGAATGTCTTGTACTGCTTTTTCCCGTCCTGACCATCCCAGGAACGTGTTTTTATTTTTCCCATTACAAGGACGTATGCACCTTTCCCCATTTCTCCCATGCGTTCGGCCGTCTTTTCCCATGCCTCACACGGTACATAGTCCGGTGCATATTCCTCTCCTGTCTGCCGGTTCCGACCATTGTTGCAGGCTACGGTAAACGACGCGACCGCCTTTCCCGACTTCGTAAATCTTATTTCCGGTTCCTTTGTGAGATTTCCAATAAGTTCAACTTTGTTCATGACAACATCTCCTTTTCTACATTCCCATTTTGTCTGTAAGCATTTGAATATTGCTTTCGATTTGCTTGTGATTTGATGTTTTCAATACCCCAATAAAGACGTTCACCTCTTCGTCTTTATGGCTTTCCACCAGTTCTTCATATACCCGGCGGAATTGCGCCCGTAGAATTCCGGTATCTTCGACCGGGGTACAGCATATGTCTTTCCATCCCATCCGTTCGACTGCTTCAGCAATCAGCGGTGAAGTGAATTTCGGCTTTCCACAATACCCGGTTGCCCGTATCTGCCGTTGTACCTCTCCCCATGCCGCCCCTGAGTCCGGTTCCTGGGTCCCGGATTCCGTCTTCTTGATACTCAATGCGGTATCCCTGATTTCTGCAATGCTTGGCAGGTACTTGCTTGTGTAGATTAATTTCTTGACAGCCTTGTCGATGTATTCCGGGTCGATATCAACCAGCATTTGTACGTAAAAATCGAATTGATCTTCTGCTAAATCCTTCCTGAAAGCCAACTGCAATGGTGCCAGCGCTTTCAGCGTGTTCACTTTTGATTTCTCCATATTCCATCTCCTACTTTCCGTTACATTCAGCGGATTCATATTTTTCCTGCAATCGTCTAACAACGTCTATGGCTTCTTTCTTGTCATCTGTACTGCGTTGGGTGCCTTTCAATGCAAAGAAGCCTTGCCACGAGTTCATGATTGACTGATTCACAATATCCAACATGTCCGGCTGGAAACCATTCGATAATTTGAACAGCTTATCAAGGTTGAGTTTCAACGCTCTTTCTGTCGAGACTGGCTTTTTCAGTGAAGCCCTCATGTCAATCCAGTCCGTGATAGTCTGTTCTAGTGGTTCATTCCCTGCTGAAAACTCTTTTATTATTTTCTGAAAGATATCTTTATTCTTATCCTTCTTATCATTCTTACTATTCTTATCTTTCTTATCTTTCTTACTTTCTTCTTTTATTGTTGGGTTAGGGTTGGGTTGGCCTTGGGTTAGGGTTGGGTTAGGGTTGGGTTGGCCTTGGGTTAGGGCTGGGTTAGCTGATGGGTTAGCATCATCAACCAATCCTTGATATTTCCGCCAATTTACTATAGTTATGAGCGTTCCCTTTTGGGTTGGTTCTTGGGTTAAAAATCCCAAATTTTCAAAACGTTTGAACGCTGTGCGTACTTTTTGGCGTGAAACCCCATGTCCGCAAATTTTTGAAAAATCACGGATTGAAACGAATCCTTGACCTGGGTTCAATGTGAACTGACGCCCGAAAACATCCCATTTCTTTGGCTTCCATGTCACAAAAAACAACAACTGTATCAATATCACACATTGTTCAGCGGTACTATTTGTCCATATCGGGTCTTCCAGCAGTGACCTGTATAGTTTGATGTAACCGCTATCCATCATCACACCTCCTCTCTGCCAACAATTTCTCTCGTACCTTTCTGGCTTCTACGCTGTGTGCCCTCCGGTGGCAGGCGGGGCACAATAGAGCCAAATTATTCAAGTCGCTAGTCCCGCAATGGGAACGAAAAATTATGTGGTGGACGTCAGTCCCTCTTGCGCACTTACATAATTCGCATATTCCGTTTGCCCGTTCATACGCTGGCAGGCGGTTCTTCTTTAGCAAGGCATCATCCTTGCGTTTCCGCTTGTTCGTTGTCCTCATCTCCCCAGTCGTTTAGCAATTTTTCTATGTATTCGCTATCCTCAACACTGGCACCGACGTTATGAGCTTCGTCCACCAGACAATCAATGAGTCGGCTCATTTCCTCGACGGTGTAGGAACTGGAACCGGCATACAGATGCAGGACGGTACAGCCGTTTATCTTGCTGTCACCGGCATTGATTGCCGTCCATCCTATTCCGTTGTGGTGCCACTTACGAATAACGTCGTTGGCAATTTTGGTTTGTACACATACCGGCATGAAGCCTTGTGAGTCTTGAATGGCTTCCCGGTATATTTCTTCCTTACTGACATACTGCCCGTCACGGCTGATTTTCTCCGCGATCCGCTGGCATAGCAGCCAACAATAGGCGTTTGCGTTAAGGCTTCTCTTTCTTCCCGGACGTTTCAGCTCTATGCTGTACTCTACGTCCGTCTTTATTAAATTCAGTTCCTCGTCTTTTGGTGCCGGGATCAGGAGCATCATGCCCCCGATCCCTTTCAGCACCTGTATGCTTTTAGATTTCCACTTCATGCCATACTCTTTTCAAGAATTTCGTCGTCTTTGGCCTGTGCTTCTTTCACAAGGCTTTCCAGATTGTTGTAAAACGCTTGTGCTTCTGGTAAGGTGAGTTCTTCGAACTTCCATTTATGGAATTTTTCATTGAGCAATGGCCCGATAAAAGCAATCGCTCTATGTTCCCGTGACCATTCAATCGTCAGTTCATAGTAGTCGTGAACTGTAGTGGGTGTTTTTTTTGGCTGTGCCTGCTGGGGCGGCGTTTTGGGGGCCTTTACCCCGGTCTGAGTATAATTACCCTTGGCAGGGGTGTTCTGTGCGTTAGAACGGCTCTGGTGCGCATTATCCATGCGCTTATTAAACTTTGTGTCAAACTTGCCCCGATAGACATCAGCCGCAACACCAATCATTTTGGCGGCGTTTCCCAGCGCATCCGTTATGGCCATCTTTAATCCTTCGTCGTTCCCGTGTATTCCGTTCTTGTCTCTTTTTATAAGGAAGTCGCCGCCGCATCCTGGGATGGGGGCGGACCATGATTCCCCATCCTTGACATACAGATTGACTACTACGAAAATCATCATTTCGCCGGTTTGTGTAACTGGGACCGTTTCTTTGTCGGCGATTTCGAACTTCCAGCCAATACCGCATAATCCGAACTCTTCCGTCATTGCTTCATATTTCCACTGGGGATTGATGTCGCTCTTCCCCTTTAATGCTCCAAACTCTATAGTTCTCAGTGCTTCCTGAGGCGGTCGCCTTAATGCTTCATAATGTTCATTCATAGTCTTCCACTCCAATCACGTCATACTTGAATCCGTAGCGATCTAATTTTTCTTGAATTTCGCTGACTTCCTTCCCAGTCACGCCTTCGAACATAATCTTTAAATTGAACCGTTCTTCCTTCTGTTCAGGTGCAGGCTGTTCAGGTGTCTGATAGACTGGCTGTTCTTCCGATTCCGGCTGTTCCGGGGCTGGTTCTGGGATGGTTTCCGGTATAGGTTCCGGGATAGGTTCCGGCTTAGCAGCTTCCGCCGCTTTCCGTTCTATCTCCCATCTTTCTTTGGCAATGTTAAAGATGGCGTCCTTGATATCACCCAGACTTTCGTCATCGCCAAAATGTTCAGCGATGGTTTCCGCTACAGGCGTTTGCAGTTGGTACTGCATATTTGCCAATATTACGTACTGGCGGATGATATCAAGACGTTCGGCCTTGATTCTTGCCGCTTCTTCATTGGCCTTTTTTATGTCGGAAAGCCGGGCAATTTCCCGGTCAATGCCGATGCAGATTTCCGACCATTTAGCCGTTTTGTTGTACCAGCGTTGGTCACTGTTGAACATGGCCAGTTCATCGGCGGTAAGCCCGGCGGACATGGCCTTGCTTTCTATTTCCTTGTCAATCTTCTCTTGTAACTGTTCAAGACGTTCCTGTTCGTACAAATCGAGCTGTTGCCGTAACGGCTTTTCTACGTCCTCGATAATGATCGCCAGCTCTTCACACTGGCTCTTGAATTGCCGTACAGGAGCATTCAGAAGGTCTTTACCCTTCTTCTCGAACCGTTTCAATCCGGTACGTAGTGAAACGATTTCACGCAAGGTTTTCTTGCTTTCCTCTACGTTTTCGTCGGTTACAACGAGATTCTGGTACTTCTCCGTAATGGCCTTTAAGTAGTTTTTCACGTCGTCCATATTCCAGGACAGGCCTACAGGCTGATTGGTAATTTCCGGTGCTACTGCCTTGATTTCATTCGTCTTCGTCGTCATCTTCGTCGTCCTCCATTTCGTATTCGTCCGGGCAATCGCCGCCCAGATTGTAGTAGTCAATGCCATAGGTGTATTCACCTGTAACCATGCCGTTTTCCAATTCACGCATTGTTTTCTGCCTCCCATTTCCTGTAATCGTCGTTTATAAGATTGACGGCCTTTTTCTGTAGCCGCTGAAAGTCTTCTAATGCTTCTTTGTAATCAGCCATTCTATGCGGTGTTTCGTCACTCACTTCCGCCAGCCAGTGAAGACGCTGGGCCATCAGGTCAGCCGCGCGTACTGCATCGTGTATAACAAACTCTCTATATGACGTTTGCATAATTCGTTCCTTTCTGCTAAAATAAACACGTAGATGCCGAACATCTACCCATGCCGCTCTCCTTGAGCGGCTTTTCCCTTATATAAGGCCAATGATGATGGCCCCGAGTATCAGGAACGCCGCCAGCCAGACGGTTTCTGATACTTCGTTATCTTCAGCCGCTTCCACTTCCGGGAGCGGCTTTTTTGCGTTTACCCAATTGGGAATAACTATTTCGTTCTTGCGGTTCACCCAGTCGGGAATTGTGATTTCTGTTCTTTTCATTTGCTCTCACCTCCGCAGGCGGCTATCTGTACGTTCTCCAATCGCCGTCTCAATTCTGAAATTTCGTTTTTGAGTCGTATGCATTCATCAACCAGTGCTTCATATTCCTCGTCACTGTGCTTTGGCTCTTTGAACTCACATAGAGCCAGCACATCTTCTGCCCGGTACCATACGCCGGGAAGGCCGTACAGGCGGTGAAGCCTGCCGTCTTTCTCCATCCGGCTGATGGTGTTCCGGGAGTAGTGGAAGAGCTTCTGCAGCTCTTCCGTGCTGTAGGCCATTTTCATGTCCGTCACTCCTTTCTAATGCCCAGCTTCCTGATTCCGTTCAATCATTGGCAGAACGCCGTGATTCTTGAGAAATTCATACAGGAATAACCGGCCTTTCTGTGTCCATTCCGTCTGCATGTTGCAATCCGGCTTCCCATCAGAATGTATGAAATCAAATGTCTTACTGTGCGTGTACCCTTTAGCCTGATACTTCGCATACAGGAACCACTGTTTCCCGATTTTGTAAATGACATGCAGTTCATGAAGCAGTTTGTTGAACCCCGTGGCACTCATGCCGTAGTCTTTAGCAATGGCCGTCGTTGTAACGGTTCCCTTGCTGGCTAAAATGCGATCAGTGTAGTCGGCCTTTGGTTTCAATTCACCGATTACCTGTTTTGCACTGGCCGCTTCCAGTTCAGCATGTTTTCTTGCTTCTCGTTCGGCTTTCAGCTCTGTAGCCAGTCGGATAAGCGTATCTGGATTTAACAGGGCTTCTTCTATCTTTTCCGGTGTCATGTATGCCCCGTGTTTACGGATTGCTGGGAGAACTTCACTCGTAATCCAGTGCTTGAACTTTTTGGCTGTCGGAAGCTTGCTGGAAAGGACCAGACTGTAAAGTCCGGATTCATTAATAATGACGATTTTTTGTTTTCCGCCAGGGGTCTGTATTTCGCCGACCCCTTTATCATCCTCGTCAACATGCGCTCTAATAGCATCGGCCGTTCTTTCATAACCTAAAATTATTGCTACATCTTTTCCAACAAACCATGGTTCGCCGCCTTTATCGAACGTCCGTACCTGTCCAAATTCAGGGCTGTTGAAAACCTTTAATTCGTTCATGTTTCTGCTCCTTTCAAATCAAATCTGTAACCTCGCACTGTAGTGCTTCTGCAATCCGGTACAAGGTGGAAAGTTTTACGTCTGCACCGTGTTCTACATCCCACAAGTTGCGGTATGCCAGTCCGGTGTTTTTTGCCAGCCAGTACAGCGACTTTCCTTTCTGCTGTCTGACTTTTTTTACGTTGTTCTTCATTGGTTACTCGCCTCTTATCTGGTATAATGTTGTACGGGGAATATATTTAAAAGTGAGGTGAGATTCATGGAAGAATTGCAAATTACGAAAGAAATTGTGATTGCCTTGATTGAAAACGGTAAACTTACTAGTGTTGAGAACGTTTGCAAGGCATATCGGGATATTCATGCAGTTGTTGATGACATTGCAAATAATCCTCGTCAGCGTTAATTGTCGTTTTTAAATTAAGAGTGCAGCATAGTCTGTACTCTTTTTTTAATTTATCCGCCAGTTTAGCCATTTCTTGTATTTCCCGTTTTACGTTTTCTGGTTTGCCGTTAATGGTAACGTCGATGTTGACGTTGTGTACTGTGTAATCCATCTTGTCACCGCCTTTAATTATCTTTGCGTTTCGCAAAGTTTAGGGATAAAAAAATAGTATTTGGACTTACTCGCAATTTTTTTGCTATTTTTACGCCGATTTCTAGGCTCATTCTTCTTCTACCTGTAACTAACAAGCTTACTTGAGATTCCGAAAGGTTTAAAAGGGAACATAGGTCCCTCTGTTTTACCCCTCTTTCTTCTAGTAAATCTTGCAAAGTTTGTTCTTTTTCCATTTGCGTCACCTCCTAACTTTGCATTTCGCAATATTTGTCTATAGCATACCATCAACATTGCGTATTGTCAAGTATTTTTACAAATATTTTTGACATTTCGCAAAGTTTTATTGTTTCGCTTGAACTTTACGGAGAGTAAAGTTATACTCAAACTATAATTTACTTATTGTAAAGGAGGCTAAGGCTATGAGTTTTGGTGAAAAATTAAAATCATGCAGAAAAAACATGCGGTTAAATCAAAAAGAATTTGGTCAAAAAATAGGAGTAGCCGAATCGACAGTCTCCCTATATGAATCAAATAAGCGGTTCCCAGATGCAGATACATTGAAGAAAATAGCAAACCTATTTGATGTTTCTCTAGATTATTTACTGGGGAACGTTAAAAGCAATCACGCCGCAGAAGGCAAAATGCCGAAAGACCTTAACAAATTTTTACAGCAGTCAGAAATCATCTTTGACGGCGATACCTATAACCTTACAGAAGATGAACGGGACATGGTTATGAAATCTCTTGAGGTTGCCTTTTACGCCGCTAAACAGGCAAATAAACGCAAAAAAGGCGACTCTCCTACTAAATAGAAGGTGTCGCCTATGGCTCGGAAAAATATCAAACTACGTGTAAAGAATCTGGTAGGCAGGACCGGAACTGCCAGCCCGTTACAAATCGCATCCATGCTACGGATACCCGTTGTATATGCCCCTCTCCCTGCCAAAATACGGGGATATCTGACACGGCCCGTACGCCGCAAAACAATCGTCATCAACGACAGTCTGGATGAACGGGAAGTCCCGATTGTTGTTGCCCATGAACTGGGCCATGCCCTGATGCACGGTGCTACAGGGACATTCCACGCTGATACCGTGAATTACTGTAACGCCCGGAGTGAGTATGAAGCAAACCTATTTGCTCTGTATCTGCTCTCTTACAGCTACGATATAGATGAACGGCTCTTACAGGCCGCACCCAGGAACCGTGATGTAATGACCTACAAAGAAGCTCATGTATTGCTATGCAGATGTATCAACGGATAGGGAGTGTTGCACT